TTAATGTTCCCCAAAATTAAAAGTTTTATCTAGGGCAGATGTAATCTGATCATCAGTCTTTTTCTTATACTCATCAATGAGATAAGCATAGGTGTTAGATGTTGTTCGAATATCACTATGGCCAAGCCGTTTACTAATAGCATATAGATCTATTCCATTAGCTAATAATAATGCGACATGACTATGTCTTAAAGAGTGGAAGTGAAAATTCTTCCGCTTGATTTTTAGATCAGATAATATATTTCGTAAGACTTTATTGACAGCATTACTAGTAGGGATGGTACCAAATTGAGTCATGAAAACCATATTACTTATATGACGTTGTTTTAATTGTGAGAGTAGCCTTAGTAATTCTTGATTTACTTTGATGACTCGGTTAGAAGATTTATTTTTAGTCGGCTTAAATGTACGGGTATACATATTCCAAGATTTATTAACATTAATTGTTTGATGTAGCCAGTCAATATCATTCCACGTTAATGCTTGAATTTCAGAAAGTCGCATCCCAGTGTAAATCGCTGTAGCAATCATGTAACGGCTTGAGTATGCTGAATGACTATCAATATCTTTTGTGGTTGCCTTAAGAAGTTGTTTGATTTCTTTGAGGTTAAGGTAGTCTACCTTTATCTTCTTATCTTCATTAGCTACAAGAGTAACGTTTTGAGTAAAGTCCTTAACAAGATAGTCATCTAAAATTGCTGATCGAACACAAGCACGAACAATGTTGTTTACTTCCTTAACAGTATGTGGTGCATGGTTGTGCCCATATTCATTAATAAACTTCTGGTATAAACTACGAGTAATTTTTTTGAATTCTATATCATGAAAGAAGTTTTCTAATGCAGTCCGAGTAAATTCATAACGTTTATAAGTAATTGGAGCTACTTTCGGTTTTTTATAAGTTTCAACCCAGTGATCGTAATATTCAATTAGACTAGTCTTCTTTTCAATATTTATTCCTAGACTAAGTTTTCTTTCGGCCTCTATGCTCCACTTTTTAGCTAGTGCCTTAGTACTAAAACCACTTTTAGTTTTATACTTTCTTTTGCCGTCTTCGTACCAACTAACTCGCGCTTGCCAAGACTTTCCACGCTTTCGATAGTAAGCCATAGTTGTCCCTCCATTATTTAATTGTTATAATGAAAGGGTTGAATTGAGACCTGTAAATCTTATTCAACCCTGGTCCATCTCCTATGCCAGTAGGGGATGGGCTTTTTTCATTTACCAGCTTTTTATGTCATCAGGGTTTGGACATAATATTAAATTATTTCAAGATGTACATTATCATAAGATTCAATTTCTAAATTAGGACTAGCAAATAATAATTCCGAGGCTTTACCACGCCGCTTATTATTTGCGGAATACCTTAATTCATAAGAATAATTCTTATCGTTATCCTTAAAGTAATCAATAATATGTGGATCTACGTCATAAGTTGTTATCCAATAATTATCTTTTAAGCTCATTATCTTTTGAGCTAAAATTTTATGACCTTCATTATTAAAAGAAGTAAAATACAATCCACTTCCTTGTTTAAAATATGGCGGATCAAAAAATATAAAAGAATTTTCTGAATCTAACTTCTTTTGCAGAATGGGTATTAAATCATTAGCATCATAATTTGTGAGAATAATGTTATCTTTGAAACTATGAATTTTATTAATCTTTTTAATTAGACTTTCCTTGTTAAATCTAGCGAAAATTTGAGTTGAATGAGCCTGTTCAAAACCACCAACGGGGCCACCGTTTATAATGCCACTTCTATTAGTTCGATTTAGAAAGAGGGTAGCAAACGCTAGACCTAAAGACTTTTTTCCATTTTTATGTTTTACATAATAATCATGCTGTTCTCGCCAAAAAGAGATGCTTGTTTGTTTGTTTATGTCATGTCCAGTTTTGTAATCAAACGGGACATTTTTAATTAATTTAATTAACTCTTGTGGTTTTTCCAGTATATAGTACCAAACGGAATAGATAGAGATATCATAATCATTAATCCAAGACTTTTGAACTTTAGAATTGAATAGAAGACTCATTGCTACTCCAGCGCCTCCAGCAAATGGTTCAATATAGGTCCCGTTAATTTTATTTTTTTCCAAAAGATAGCTTACAAAGTTATAAAGTTGTGTCTTCCCACCAGGATATCTGAATGGAGAATCTGTTTGCGGCAACGTATAACGCCTCCTTTCCATCTTTAGAAAAGTTTACCTTTATTGTTACTATTTAACCATAAAATAGCATCATTTAATTCCTTAGCAAAGTCTGCTAAAGCTGAATCTGCTTCATTTGATTCATTGTAGTAAAATTCAATTAATTTTGATTGTTTCACAAAATCTAAAGCAGTTGAAAACCACTTTTTTGAATCATGAATATTATCATAATTAGTTTGAGAGTTAATAAGAAATTTATTTTTTACACGTTGAATTGTATAATTTGACAACTCCGGAATTGTACCGACAGCGTTCCAAAATTTTCTATATTTAGTGGAATTTATAGTAAATTCTTTGATTAAGCTAAACAAAAAGACTTCTGGAGAGAAAAAAGTAGGCAATGTAATGATGTTTTTGAATTTTAACGTTCTTGTAGTATGTTCTTTTTGATAAGATTTCATATTTGAATGCATCGCCTCTGTTTTATCTAATTTTTTCTTACTCTTTGCATCCCCATCAAGAACTATTAATGTTGATTTGAAATAAGAATCTAATGATGGCAAGTTCAGAAGTTGCTCTTTCCCTAATTCAATATTAATAATATTAAGATTTGCTAATTTATTTGGTTTTATTAATTCTAAAGATGTAATTATATCAGTTAATAACTGAAATAACTTAACTGTTTGTGGATCCTCACAGTAAACGTTTATTTTGGGAGGAATAAAGGATAATTCATCGAACATATCAGCTTTTAAATTATTATATGTTTGAATTTTATCTATTCTAGGAAGTTCGACATCCTTAAAGTAAACTAACTTGTAGTCTTCAGAATCTGTCTTTTCCAATTCAATAATTTTCTTTAGAATAGTCAAGGAATGTGTAGTGACTAAAATCTGTAAATTTAAGTTTTCAGGTTCTGCTGCATCCATTAATAAATTGAATAACGATACGACTGCACTAGGATGGAGAGAGGCATCTATTTCATCAATACAAAGAACTCCACCAGGATATTTTTCTCCTAATTTATCTTTTAATGCATAAAAATCGGTTAATGCTGTTATTATACTTCCTAAATTATCTTGTCCTACAGATTGTGTAGAAATGTAACTATCGTTAAGAGTAATATTAATTCTTTTTTTATCAGTAACATTCTTAGTTAAGATTGATGCGGTATGAAAATCTTTATTAATAGAATTTGGGAGAACAGCATTATATGCATTTATATAATAATCCGCGTATCCTTTTTTTAAGAAATTAGTTCTTGCTGAAAATTCGTCATAACTTAAGTCTGTTTCACCCAAAGGAAATAATCGGGATAAGCTAAGATATATAGTTGGTAGTGGTATTCTTTTTGAATCAGTTATATTAAGCTGTTCTGCAGCTTCTTGTTTGGCAGTTTCTGCGGTAATGGTAGAGGTATCATTTATTACTTCCTCTAATGGTTTAGAATGACGTGGAAGAGAGCGAATTCCTCGATCACTATCAATATCATTTCTGAAACCAATTCGTTTTGTTAAAAAATACTCTTCATCTTTATCTTCTTTTTTGTTTTCTAATTTTTTGTGTTTTATTTTTGCATCAAATTGTATGTACAATCGATAATTTTCAAATGATTCTTTGGGATATATCTTAAAATAATCCGTAAACTCTGGTTGAAAGTTTGCTCCAGAAATTCTTTTATCAAATGTTCCTGTTGAGGAGGCAATCATTGACAATAAACTTGATTTTCCAATACCGTTAACTCCAGATATAACAGTAATTCTTTTACCAAAATCAAAATTACATTCTTCAAATTTACGAAATTTTTTTATGTAAAGTTTCTTGTACTTCATAATTATTTTTCCTTTAATCGACATATTTATTTAGATAGGTTATTATTCATCACTCCCATCAGTCACAACATCATAAACAGTGTTACCATCTAAAGCTTCGTATAAAACCTTGTCATGATTTTGCGGATTAACGATGGCTAATGCGACCTTTGCACCATACTTGCTAACCATTTGGGATGAAACATCATTGATTGAATCAGTTAGCTTATTCCAAGTTTGTTCATCCCCGTAACCGTTTGCAACGTCAACAACCTCGTCAGTGAATTTACTGTCGGAAGGGATGATTAAAATTGCTTTGCTGTCTTTATCATATGAAACTGTAGCTTTATCCTTAAATTGACTTTGGATCGTTGAAACTACTTGATCAACGTTCGAGTCACTAGTTGAACTTGTTTCTGTACTACTTTCAGACTCGTCATCAGAAGAATCGTCAACATCATCGTCTTCTGTACTATCTGTTGAACTATCGTCACTGCTAGGATCAGCATACTCAGATGAGTCAGGGTCATTTTGCTGAGCATGGTATACAAATATTGCAGTTCCTCCGATAAGTAGTAAAACAGCTAAAATTGCATAAATGATTCTATTGAGTTTTAAATCACTATTCTTTTTCATTATTACTCCCCAAATTTAACAGTGATTTGGTGCATACCTAATCTTTCGCCATTTGCGTTATCTAGCTCTGGTGTAACAAACTTAAATTTGCTTAGTTTGTCTTTATCTGACTTATTTACCTTAGCCTGAATAAAACCATCCTTTTCTGCGTGAGGTTGTATTTTTTCACCGATCAGCGAGTCAATTGCTCCTTCATTTGTAGATAATTGTTTACCATTTGGAAGAATAATATCTGCACCTTCATCACTGATAATATGGTCGCTATTGTTCTTTAGTGTATAATCAAGCTGATACTGATAGTATGTTTTAGGCAACTTAATACCCATATTTCCTTCATCATTTTCCAATTGTGAATCTTTAGTAGCTTCAACTTTAATTAGTTTTGCTTTACCAAATTTAAATGAAATATCACTATTCTTTTTAGTGGTGTCCATATCTTTTATAGAAATTAAAGTGAGCTTTGGGTTTTCAGAATCAGCTTCATGATATTGACCAACTTTAGTGAGCGGTTGATCTGGACTTATTTTTAAACTATTTTTATTGCTAGTACAACCAGATAAACAGAACAAAGATAAAATCCCAGCAGTAACTATTCCAATCTTCTTCATAATAATCTCCCTAATATAAATAGCAGCTTTTAACGTCGATCAGTATTTGGACGTAAATTATTATTTAATACTCCATGAAACGTGAACAGCCTTACCAACAATTCGGCCTGGATTATCTTTATCTAAGATAATTGGGTCGAATTCTTTATTATCTGGCATTAGCATAATAAGATTTCCTTGATGTTTAACTCGTTTCAGAGTTGCTTCATTATCACCATCAACGAGGACAGCGGCGATTTCACCGTCTTCTACTGTGGGTTGTTCTCTAATGGTTACAATCGATCCATCATGAATGGTTGGCTCCATACTCTTACCTTTACAACGGAGAGCAAAGAGGTTACCTTTTGGAACCGGCTTCTCAAAAATCTCTTCGACGTAGCCTTCAATGTTTTCTTCGGCAGTGATTGGGTCTCCACAGGCAATCTCACCAATGAGGGGGATGCTGATGCGCTGAAAGTTATCTCCCAATGGATAAATTATATTAGTTGGCCTTTTTTCTGTTTTATTATCAATAACACCTAGTACATTTTCAGGTGTGGTATGCAAAGCAGTAGCGAATTCATCAAGTCTATTAACTGGGAATTCGCGTTTTTTCTTAAAATATAGTGAGACAGTTGACTTTGACATATTAACGCGTCTAGCAAGTTCACTTATAGAAACTTTCTGCTCTTCACGTAAATTATTGAGGTAGTCAACCACTTCAGAGCTATTCCTCATAATTTTCACATCCTAAAATATTTTACACGTATTATTATATTCTTTTTGTTCCTAAAAAGAAACATCTATATATTGTTTTAATAATTTTTCGTTGACAATAAAGAACATTCGTTATATTATATATGTGTTCGCAAAAGAGAACGAAAGGAGGGGCGATATGTCATTTAATTTACAAAGATTAAAAGCGGAACGTATGGCAGAAGGATATACTCAAGAAGAATTTGCAAAGAAATTGGGGATGTCTAGAGGAGCCTATGCAAAACGTGAAGCGGGAATTGTTGATATTAGTGTTGAAGATTTATCGCGTATAATGGATGCACTTGGTTATGATGCTTCAAAAGTATCGATTTTTTTTGCTCCATCCGTTCGCTAATGAGAACGAATAAAGTATAAAAGGAGGGTAGCAATGAGAATAACCATTGATGGCAAGCCGGAGGAAATAAAAAAACTGTTTAGCAGTTGCAATACTAAACAGTCTGGTAGGCCTCTCTCATCTGAAGAGAGGAAAAAGATCTGGAAAGATGCTGCTAAGGACCTTAATTAGTCTGCATCTTTGAACGTCTTTAATCCGTATTCATAAGCACTTTGGTATATTTCTGCTGCTAAATGTGGATTAGTTGTTTTATCAGTCTTGGATAATTCCTTTTGATATTCAACAACAGTTACTGCATTTGCAAAGGATTTTGCTAGTTCAAATTGTTTATATGTCACTGTAACTCACTCCTTTCGTTGGGGATGGTTAAGTATAACAGAAGATAACTGCTTGCTGGCACAGGTGGTTATCCGTAATTAAGAAGATTTACAGGTCTCATCGTTATAAATAAGGTAGGTGATTACTGATGGAAGCAACTTTAGATGAGCAGGACTATCAAGTAATTGCTGATAAAGTTTTACAGCAAATAAGAAAGGAATATGACTTAGTTCCTAAAGGCTATCAAAAGCAAGAATTTGATAAATGGGTAGGAATAAAGGAATTTGCTCAATCGCTACCAGTCATTAAAGACAAGGAATGGGTTAGGTCATTTATCCTCTCACTTCCTGCTTTTAAGAACTGGGTAATTAATTTGAATGCTGGATCTGGGTATCCAACTCGGGTTAATGAGACCCAGGGACTTAAATGGATTGAAGAACATAAGTCTGAAATTAATTGGCATAGGAGCGTTAAAGGATAAAGGAGATGAATAATGTGTGGCCGTATTTAGTAATTCTCGGGTGTTTTGCCTTTGCTACTACTTATAGCATTGGCATCCGCCATGAACACGTATTTCAAGAGAAGTATCGCGGAAAGCATAACAGAAAGCGGGTGTTCAGATGAAAGACGGTACCAAGCGTCTTCGTGAATTAATGGAGGAATATGACTTCCCTCTTGAAGCGATTGAGGATATTCTTTACCGCCTTGGCTGGCATTTTCTTAGTGGCGGACAACCTACTGATGAATATGTATGGACACAGGTTCGTTACTTTGAGAACTTAGTTAAGTTTGGCAAAGTAGCACGAAAGGAGAAAGTTAAATGATTACTTTAATTGCAGTAGCAAGCACAATTGCGATGATGATTAGTCTGTTTAATGCGAATATTCCATTTGCTTTATTTTCAGCTTTAATTCTTTTGTGGGCTTGTTTAGCTGATACGCCCCAAGATTGGTGGTCAAACGAAAAAAGCACCGGTGCTGACGACACCGATGCCAAGTAAAATTCCATCACTGGATAAGAAATCTACAAGGAGATTATAACACATGTCAGAAAAAGATCCTGCAGCAGAAGTTGAAAAACTTGCTAACAATGTGATTGATCAAGCTATTTTTATTTGTAATTTATGTGATCAATTTAAGCATACTGAGACGTACAGTCATCATATGAAGTTAGCAGAAGATATTGCTTACCACATTAAGCGGCTAAGCGAATCTCAAGACTTTGATGAATTGGTTAAGCAGATTTATAACTAGGGGGTTACACAATGGCACAGCGCAGAATGTTTAGTCAGAAGGTTACTGAGACGGATAAGTTCCTTGATATGGGGCTTACTGCTCAATCACTTTACTTCCATTTGGGGATGAATGCTGATGATGACGGTTTTGTTGGCAACCCAAAGTCAATTAAACGCATGATTGGCGCTAGTGAAGACGATTTAAAGGCACTCGTCGAGAAGGACTATTTGATTGTCTTTGAGGATGGTGTAGTCGTCATTAAAGATTGGTTAGTTTCTAACTATGTCAAAAAGGACCGATATACCCCGACAATTTATACCGATGATATGAAATTAATTGGTCTTGATAAGAATAAACGGTACCAATTTGTATCCGATTTGGAACCAGAACGGAACCAAGTTGGAGCCGAAATGTCTCCAGAATGTATCCAAGGTGGAGACAAAATGGAACCAAACTGTATCCAAAGTGGTTCCAAAAATAAAAATCAAATTTCAAGTGAAAGCTCTCAACCTCAACAGGGACAAGATTTTAACCCCATGGAACCAAATTGGAACCAGAATGGAACCGAAATGGATCCTCAGGTTAGGTTAGGTAAGGATAGAGTTAAGTTAAGTAAGAGTAAAGATAATTTAAATACTACTACTAGTACTACTCTTAATTCATATTATAAAAAGCTCGAATCCCCAAAATCACAAAACGAATTAAAAGCGTTTGTAAATGAACTTGGTGGTGACGTGGTTGCATTTGCCATCACTTCCATGTTTGAGAATGCGGATCGTCCAACATTTGCATACTTGCGTTCAATCTTAAATCGTTATCAGCAACAGGGATTAACTAATCTTGCAGCAGTTCAACATGATAATGATGTTTACAACGGGAAGTCAGTTGTTGTTACTGGTGTTAAGCCAAAGATTCCCGTTTACAAGTTAGGGGAGTGACGATATGCAGTTTGACGTAAAGACAGTAAATAAGCTCCTTGGAATTGAAGAATCTTATAAGGCACCGGAGAAAATGCTCCAGCTAATGCTTGATGATCAGCAACGACCAGGACTATTTAAGCAGTTCTTAGCAGTATCAACTGACCTAAAGTTTGATTGGTTTCATGAATACTTTGAAGATGAGCAGGCAGAGAGGAAAAGTAAGAAGCAGGACTTCACCCCCGATAGCGTGGCGACCCTGCTCAATCGGCTAACAGCGCGACAAAGCAACGACAACGCCTATTATGAAGTGGCAGCTGGCACAGGTGGAATTCTCATCAAACACTGGTGGAATGATCTGACCCATAATTCGATTTTTACGTACGATCCTCGCTCGTGTTGGTATCAAGCGGAGGAGATGTCTGATCGGGCAATCCCATTCTTGCTATTCAACATGGCAATCCGCGGAATGAATGGTGTGGCTATACATTGTGACTCACTTAGTCGACGGGCTAAGGATGTTTATTTTATCCGTAATGATAGCAATAACTATCTTGCTTATAGTGAGGTTATTAAGTGCCCTCATCATGAATTATTTAAGAGAGAATTTGATATTACAGAATGGGTTGATCGTTTTGACGACTAAAGACACATTTTTCTGGAAATACTTTGATGATTGGATTGTTACTTACAAACAAAATGAGGTTCGGCCAGTAACGCTCCAGAAGTATTACATTGCCAATCAAGTTATTAAGGAACTATGGCCAAAGGTTAAAATTAGTGATATTACACGAGAATTGTATCAGCAATTAATTAATCTTTATGGCAATAAGAAAAATTTTGCGATTGAAAACCTAGCAGCAGTTACAAGGGCTGAATCAATGTATATCAATCATATGGGTTTACATTTTGACAATACAGCCTTATCTAAAACAGGGATGCTAATTGCTAGGGTCATGATGAAGATAAAAGAAAAAGGAAAATAGGAGATTACGATGGAATTAAAGAACTACTTACGACATGAATATGTTGCTAAACGGAGACAGGGAGATCAAAAGATGTTCGAAGATCAGTTATTCGACATCATGCAAGTTAACTTGGCTCATCAATTACATGATAAAGGTCATTACAATCGGCTTTATCTCCCCATTGATATGGAAGCCCTAGGATGTGATGACTTTGTGATGGAACCTGAACTTTATCATTTGTTTAATCTTGGCATTGACGGGCGAAAAATTGCTGAGAAGTTAATTCATTTGATGAGACGCAATGGCTGGGAACTTAATTATTACTGTGAAGATGGTCAAATGTTTATTGACGTGGAGGAGAAGAGTTATGAGTAAGAAGAAAGCAATTAATTTTGATATATCGGAAATAGCCGATGGTGGTGTGCAGGTTAAGCTTAACCGTGCATTACAACAAGTAGCAGATAATATCCTTGATCCAAACACGGACCCAACTAAAAAGCGGAAGGTACAACTTAATATCACGTTAGCCCCTAATGAAAAACGGGATGCCTCAGATGTCACGGTTGAAGTTAAGACCACCCTTGCTCCAGAAGTGGGAGTGCCAACTACGATGCTTTTAGGTCGTGATATTAACGGTAAGGTTCACGTTAACGAGTTGAAGTCAGGAGTTAAGGGTCAAACTTACATCGATCCAGATGATGGTAAAGCTAAGACAGATACTGGCGAACCAGTTGAAGAAGTCGAAGAAGAAGAAAAGCGCAAGGTTATTGATTTGCAAAAGAAGGAGAACTAACTCATGGAAACAAAGATTAACGGGGAATTAACCCAATTTGAACAACTCGTAAATGATGCTAATGGTAACAATCTTTTTACTGGCCTAAATGGACGACAATATCTAATTAACCACGATGGGGATGCTTTACTTCTTGATGAGCCAATTATTGCTCATCCCCTCCAACTGAACCAATTAACTAGCTTGATTGAGTGGTTGGAAAGTGAAGGATCGTCAATTAACGATGCACTAAAAATCCATGTGGTTAGTCCGACTAAGGTTGAGGTAATTGGAAACTTGGCTAAAGGTGGTCAACGTCCTTGTTTTGCTGAGGTGCGGGCAGTGGTTGATAGTCTTAACTTAGAAAGTTACTTAGATCAAGAAAACATGATCATCATGCTGCAGTCACATTTTGAGGAGAATGACGACTGGAATATTATTCTGAAAGTTGTCAGCAATCTCCGTGATGAAAGCATTCACCAACAAACTGATGATGGTGTGAGCCAAAGTGTTCAGATTAATTCTGGTGTTGCTAGCGTTGATGAAGTGAAGGTACCGAATCCAGTTAAACTAATTCCTTTCCGGACATTCCAGGAGGTTGACCAGCCAGCAAGTAAATTTATCTTCCGGATGCGTGAGGGGATGCAATCAGCATTATTCATGGCTGATAACAACCAATGGCAAGTGGAAGCAAAGAATAATATTAAGAAGTATATTCAGAAGTTAGAGCAAGAAACGTTTGGCGAGATTAAGTATCCGGTAATTGCATAGGAGTAGACAGATGAAACTAACTGAAAAGCAGAAAAATTGCTTTCATTGTCATTTTGAGCAAGGAGAGCTTGGGCTTGAATTTACTACTCATAATGGTAATAAAGCAAACTTATTTAAAAATCCAAATGGTTAATTTTTAGGAGTATGGAATACACACCATCACAGATTTATTGAAGAAATTAATATTGATTGCTGTCCTAAATGTGGGCGTCCGTTGAATGAGGAGAGAGAGTAATGACAAACGAAGAATTTATAATGATGGCAAAGTTAGAGGTTAAGAAATATACCTATGATAACGTTGCTAGAAATGGCACCTCACTCTTTCATGTTTATGTAGTTTGGCAAGCCAAGGTTTTACAGAATCACAAAGCTCTATTAGCTACTGATATTGAAGACGACCAGCATTATTACGAGGCAACTTACAATGGCGATAAGAAGCAATTGTACTTAGATGTTTACAACAAACAAGAAAATAAATGCATTGAGGTGGGAAACTAATGAGCAAGCAACGTAAAAAACACCCAACAGTTGTATTGAGAGAACAACAGTATCGTTATTACCGTCGTAAAGCAATGACAACCCGTTTACGTCACCGGCCACGTGTGAGAGCTTTACAAAAAGTTAAAGGTCTTAATGGTAAGAAATGTAGATTGTTTTATAGAATGTATGTTCAGAAAATGGGGATGAAGTAAATGACGGAACTATTAATTATCGGTGCTGTCTTAATTTTTACTGTTGGTTTTATCCTAGGAACTGTCCTATCGATAAAACAAGCAAACTTTGAGGAACGGCGAACTAATCAAGTGAGGAAATACAATGACAAGTAAGCGAAAAGTGCTTCAGCAATTATCCAAAGAGCGAAAGGACCTTCTAGGCAAGATAGACCGGCTAGCTCAATTTATTGTTAAAGATGGGCCTAAGTTTTCATCCCCATTGGAATTAACAATGCTAAATGCACAGCTAAGATCAATGCAAGCTTATTTAGAAAGTCTAGATGCAAGAATTATCTATCTGAGGGATGAGCAATAATGGATCTTCAATCTTTTGCATTAATCTTTTCGGTAGTATCATTGATTATTGTTCTAGTATTATCTAGATACTAAATAAAAAAAGCGTACCACAGTAATAGCACGCTCCTTCAAATTATCAAACATAAATATTATATCAAAACGGGGAGAGTGCTAAAAGTGGGGCTTTTGAAAGAATTAGATGTTGACGGAACTACTGATAATGTTCGCTATTTCTTTAAGGACGAATATGCACGCTTATGTCGCTTAGCAGGTGGAGGAATCAAGCTAACATCCCCACAGATTGACGGAATGCCAAGAGCAAGTGCCACTGGTAATTCAATGGAAAATCAAATGGTTAAAGTTGCTAATTACCATCTCTTGGTTGAGACAATCGCTCAAGCACTCAACGCATGCAGTCTTAGAAGTAGACGAATATTAATTGCAAAGTTTATTGAAAATAAAAAAGATTGGGAAGTAGCTAATCAGATTGGTTATGAGAAAACACGCTATTATCATTACTTGAAAATTGCTTGTAGTGAGTTTGCGGATACGCTGGAAAGATATACTAGTTTGCTCGGGGATGCTGACTTACTAGAAGACCTTCATGCATACAAGGACGAAAAAAGTGAACAACGAGTGAACAAACAGTGAACTATGAGTGAACTTCAAGCCCATTTTTAAGTGCGAAAATGATATTGTCGGAAGGTTAGCGATGTAGCCTTGTGACCCCCACTTGTGCCTGAGCAAGCCTTTAACTACTCAAATTTAGGATTCTGGCTTTAAGGAAAGAGATTTCTATGTTTAATACCACACGGGATCTCTTGTTAAAGCTTGAGTGTGGATCAGATGTTTGACTGACTGACGGGCTTGAGTACTGTCATCCACATTGAGACTATCATTTACAAGTTTTACGGTAACGACTAATTTGGCTTGTACGTCTTAAAGATCTCCTTAGATCATTAAATTTACATGCTACTCTGATAGTCTCGTAGCAACCGTGCTATGATCAGCAGAAGAGTACGTAATCTAACTCAGCGGCTAAAGGATTACCGTATGAATGGACAGCAATACCGTTACAGGAGTAGGCGGAAAACTACGACCGGGTGCGGTGATTGTGTGGTCCTGATTATACTTAGGCTTCAAGGCTGTATGGGTGCAAAGCCCTGCTAAGTTTTTATATCATGATTATCAGAAGAAAGGAGGTAAATTTTGCAGCTCCTTCTTCACCCGTACATTGATAATTATGGTATATAGCAATGTAAACGGGTCACATTGCTAGCTAAGATCCATGGTGGGCACACATTACTCAGTCTTGTGTGGCAAAAGTACAGTTCGAATCTGTCTCTTAGCTATTGTCTGAGATGACATTAAACTACGATCATTTTACTTTTTACCTCAGCCTAGTCTTTATGACTGGGCTTTTGTATTATATGTATGAGGTGAAAATAATATGATACTTTTGGCAAGTAACTCTATGAGTAGTTCTATATATAGCGGTTTAATTGCAGCCGTTATTTCTGGAGTTGTTGGGATAATAGGATATGTTTTAACGACTAATGTTCAGACAAAAAATGGCAAGGAGACAATTAAAATGCAAAAAGAAATTGCTGAAATGCAAAAGAATCAGAAGTTGTTCTATGAAAGCCAATTAGAATGGGCTAATAGTACGAGAAAATTAATTGCTAAGTTTATTAGTGATAGTTTTCGACTTAACATCGTAGTAAAAAATATAAAGAGTATCCATGAGAGAGTTTTAAAACTAGACTTCGATAAGAGTGATGTAGAAGATATAACTAAAAAGACTAGCGATAATATGCATAGAGCAGGGGAGCTTCTTTCTGCATTAAATGAAGAAGCAACTATGATTCGTCTTTACCTTTTCCATAAAGACGATGATCACGAAAAAGAAGTGCTCAATATGATTGATAAATTAGAGAATGATATGAATGGTCAACTTGGTATTGATAGCAAGTTGCTAAATGAGTTTGTTGATGTTGCAAGAGATTATTTTAATTATCAAATGAAAGATTTGAAAACTAAGTCAGCCTAGTGCTGGCTTTTTTGTAGGTGGAGTGAATTAAATATGACTGAGGTTACTAGATTAGATTGCAAGTGCTGGGAAGACGTCCCCGAAGAATATAATCTGTGGGGTGGCAGTGAGCCTACTGAATTGAATGCAGGAGATTTAAAGCACATGATGACTGGTAAGTTAGTAACTTTTTCTGATGATGGAGAATACGGTCATCATTTGAAATTGTCCCAAGATGCCATTGATTGGCTAAAGGAATTAACATATGAGAACAACTAAAAACTGGGGCTTTACCAATAGTGGAGCCGAATTACATATGTTAGCTCATGCTGAACGAACGAGAAAACGATTAGCAAAGAAAAAGCCGACAGGTCAACGCTTGCCGGCTTTTAAAGAACATAAAAATACATGAATTTTATCCCTAATTTGCTTGACTATACGTTACTAACGTAGTATTATAATAAGTGAAGGGAGGGATAAAGATTAGAACAGATAGACGTAAGAGATTACAAAAAGAACGTCGAGAAGATATTAAATTTTATCTCAGCATTGCAAGCTTCATAATATCCGTCTTGACGTTCTTATTTAAGTAATCTGACACCAGCAAGGGTTCCAACAAAGCCCTTGTTTAGGTGTATATAAATTATACCATGTTCTAGTCTTGCCTGTTATGAAAAGAGAAACTAAGGATAACATTTCAATTGTGCTTTCTATTTTAGCTATTATTATTTGTATTGCCACTTGGATATTAAAGTAGGTGAGTGACATGGCAGAAAATAAAACAAGCGAAGCGCAATTAAAAGCGGCGAAGAAATGGAACGATAAAAATAAAGATAAGCAGCGTGTTTACCGTTACCGTTCATATGCTCGTAAATATGTACGAGATATTGCAAGCCAGGATGATTTATTAGAACTACGCAAGATGATTGATGAGAGGTTAAGTTAAGACGATAGCTGATTGGCTACCGTCTTTTATTTTGCACTCAACATAAAAGCATCCCCATAAAACTATTTGGGGTCGGCTAGGCAATAAAAAATGGGAATCACCTCCCAAGTAAATTGTGAGGAGGTGATTCCCATGAATTCATTAAACTTTACTCTATTAATCTTATTACTTATTTTAATTGAGGTCAAGAAGTAAGCCGACCCCAAGGAGGCTCTTGCCTCTTGCGAGCCAAGCGCCTTTACTGCAACAAAGATCTTTACGGCAATACATATATCAGAAAGGGGATGAGTATATTGAAACCAACCAAGCTAGCCTTTGTCAATGGGAAGCCAACACTAGTATCCTATGACAAGGTAGTTCGCAAGGATAACGACAAAGCATATAACTTCCATCGTAATGTTGAAGAGAATGATTACGTTAAGTTCTATCACTCAACAGAATGGAAGCATAAGCGACAAGAGATACTTGAACGTGATTATGGATTGTGTCAGCGTTGTGGAATGGATGCAGAACTGGTTGACCATATCATCCCCAGCAAGGACGATTGGAATGATCGACTTAACGATGACAATTTACAATCACTCTGTCGGGGATGTCATAAGATTAAAACGAAACGTGAATGGATGAAACATCATAAAGGATTGGAACGTTATATGAATATCAATATTGTTTGTGGTTTGCCTGCAAGTGGTAAGACAACATATGTAAAGCGACACATGACTGAGCATGATCTTATTTATGATTATGATGAGTTAATGCATGCGTTATCTGGTTTACCAATGCAACAAAGCAATCACGATATCCACGATTACATTGCACTATTCTTTGACCAGATGTTACGAAAGCTAAAGGCAGAACAGACATTCAATAATGTTTGGATCATTAAGATATTACCAGATAAGCGGATTGATACGTTGCTTAGTAACTATCATCGAATCAATCATATTGTTATCATGACTGATCCAAACGTCTGTGAGGAACGATTACGTGAACGGAAAGAACAAATTTCATTTCAGAAGATTTTGAACGGCTTCAAAACAGCTGATTTTACCGGCTACCGGGTCGTCAAGAATGGATAAGCCCCCCTTCATTTTGAACGGGGGTTAGATTTTTCAAAACGCTGGAACGCACATCGACTTTTTTGCACGATAAATTCCAACAATTTTTCATTTTTTGGCCAGATACTAAAAAATCCCCAAGCTGTTACAAGCTTGAGGATATGCGTTTCTTGATGCTTTTATCATAGCACGGAGGTGAGCTTTTTGGCAAGAAAGCAAAAATTATTATCACAGTCAACGGGCCACCTTAGAGTGGTTGAACAAGAAGCAAAATATAAGGCAGAATTTATGGCTGCTGATGGTTTGCCTGAGTTACAAAAGACTCCGCCGGCACATTTAGATAAAGTGGCCAAAGCGGAATACCGGCGAATTATTGGTTCTATCGGAAAGCTGCTATTGCGTAACTTGGACCGGAGCGAACTGGAATTGTATTGTACTTGGTACAGCATTTATAAAGATGCTTCCGTTCAATTAAATAAGGAACAGTCTAAGAAAAGAAAGAACATTGCTAAAATCAATAACGCAATTAAAACGGTTGATAAAGCAACCAGGGCAATAAAGGGCCTTGCATCTGATCTTGGGCTTAATGTTAATTCACGTCTGCAGATGAATATGCCACAAACCGACAAGGAAGAGCACCAATCCTTGCGTGATAAGTTTAGGATTTCATGATGAATTACGCTAAAGATTATGCTGAAAAGGTCGTGGATGGCAAAATAATTGCTGGTAGAAAGGTGATTTTAGCTGCAAAAAGATACTTAAATGACCTTAAAAAAGCGGATAGTGATGACTTTGAATACTTTTATGATAATGAACGAGCTAATAAGGTTATTCAATTCATGGAGATACTTCCGGATCCAAAAACAATGCGAGCATATCCTTTAGCAGATTTTCAGCGGTTCATCATTGCAAATATGTATGGCTGGTGGAAGAAGGCTAAACCATCTGAACGGCGCTTCCGGAAAGGGATGCTATCAATGGCCAGAAAAAATGGTAAGTCGATCCTTATTTCCGGAATTGCATTGTATGAGTTCTTGATGGGTAACTCACCCGAATTCTCCCGGCAAATATTTTGTACTGCTAACGACAAAAAGCAAGCGAATATCGTTTTTAATATGATTAAGAAACGCCTCAATGCTCTGCGTTCTAGTGATGGTGATACAAAACGTGGAACAAAGGTTAATCGTGATTTAATCAGTAACCTTGATGATTATTCTTACGTTCGTTCTCTTTCTAAGGAAACAGGAACGGTTGATGGTTTTGAACCTCATGTTGGAATCCTAGACGAGTATGCTGCAAGTAAGACCACTGAAATGATGGAATTACTGGAATCAGGTCAGGCTTTACTTCATAACTCACTTATTATGATTATTTCAACAGCCGGCTTTGACTTAAATGTTCCAATGCATACAATTGAATATCCCTATGCGACGAAGGTTTTGAAAGGTGAAATCACTGATGATACTTATTTTGCCTATATTGCTGAACAAGATAATGTATCAGAAGTTGATGATAAGAGTACCTGGATTAAATCCAATCCAATTCTAAGTGTCCCAGCTTTACAAGATCAAGTATATGGGTATTTAGCAAAGCGGTGGAAAGAAGCTAAACAGAAAGGGACAAAAAATTCTGTCCTAGTTAAGAATTTTAATATGTGGCGACAAGCCGAAGAGGATAGTTATATGGATATTGATACTTGGAATGCAGCGCAAATTGATCCAATTGACATTGATGGTCAACGGGTTTGGTTTGGAATTGACGTTGGTAAATCATCTGACCTTTATGCGATTAGTTGGCTAATTCCTCAAGAAGGATATTGGTATGCTGATTCTTATGCGTTTGTCGGTACTAAATATGGTTTGGAAGCTAAGATTAAAGCAGACCGGTTAGATTATGTCCGGTTACAGGGTATGGGCCAGTGTGAAATTACAAAGCTTGAATCCGGAGTTATTGATGTTGAACGGGTATATGAGTGGCTGGATGGATTTGTTAGGGAACATAATCTTGATGTCCAAGCAATTTGTTATGACCCGGCACAATATGGAACCTTATTAACTCAGATTGAAAAAGGTCATCCGGAATGGCAACAAATATCTGTTCGCCAAGGGACATTAACCCTTTCAATGCCAACTAAACAATTTAGGGATGATATTTTAGATAAGCGAGTTCGACATTCTGGCAATGAGATTTTAACTGGCGCAATGGCTAACGCGATCCTTAAATCGGATAACAATGGTGTCCGGATTGATAAGAACCGTTATTCAAATAAAATTGATGCTGCTGATGCATTGCTAGACGCGTATGCAATTTGTTTCCGTGAAAACATTGATGATTATTTAACAGATGAGGATGTGTTTAATGATGACTTTGGTTTCTGAAAAAGATGAATTTTGCCATGATATTAAGCAACTAGATGAATATGGTAATGATAGCAACTGGACCACATTTATTACTAAAAATGATGTTAAACACCTATTAAAAGGCAAGATCATCAATGACTGTTCAGATGGAGAATATTTCCATCCATTGGCCTTAACTAAGGAAGCAATTGACTTTATTAATGGAGTTCAAAAGTAGGAGAGTGAGGAACTTGGATAAGAAGATCTTATTTAGAAATAATAAAGAAATGATGGTCGATATGACGCCGGTTATTAAGGAATATCAAGATCGTTTAGAACGATTGAAAAAACTTGCTCCATATATTGAAAAGTTTGGTGTTACCAAAGCAGATTTAAAATTGTTGCTTCGGGTGATGTGACATGAAATTTTGGAAACTAAATGAACCAATTCTTCTATTTTTATTAGCTTGTATCTGTTTAGCAGTTACAGGCTTTTTATTTTCCACGAAGATTGGCTTACTAATTATTTCAATTGAATTATTCGTAATGGCTTTTATCTCTTATGAAAGGGGGTGAAGCTAAGTGTTATTTCACACCGAGAAACGCGACTGGGCACAAAATTATATCGATCAGGGAATTCTTCCGGGGTTTAGCAATATGCCATCTTATAGTGGAATCGGTGCTCTTAGAAACTCTGATGTATTAACTGCAGTCTCTCATGTTGCTAGTAATGTGGCCCGATTTCCGATTGTCATTTTGGATGATGATAAGAATGCGGTAAAGAATATCAAAAGTGTTGATTATTTGCTGAATAAGCACCCAAACGATATGTTATCTGCTTATCATTGGCGTTTCCTAATGACAGTTAACGCCATTCTAACTGGGGATGGTTTTTCAAGGATAATTCGTGATCCTCATACAAAGACACCGTTAGAAATACAATATTTTCCACCATCGCAAACCTATATTGATGATTCTGATGTAACGAATATTAAATACGAATTTACACCCATCAATCAAAAAGGCGGTGGTCAAACAATCGTTGTGCCGGCTGAAGATGTAATTCATTTTATGTTCTTTACTTACGATGGTATTCATGGCCGGTCGCCGTTGTTGTCTTTGGCTGATGAGATTGGGTTACAGGATGATGGAATTAAAACTTTACGGCGGTTCTTTAAATCAGGTCTTAAAGGTGGATTACTAAAAGCTAAGGGTAAGCTAAGTCCGGAAGCGCGTCTTAAAACTAGAAAGGCGTTTGAATATGCGCAAGCTAATAGCAATGCTGGTAGTCCAATTGTTACTGATGATACATTCGATTACTCACCAATTGAGATTGATACTAATGTTTTGCAACTAATTAACAGCAACAACTATTCAACTGCTCAAATTGCCAAAGCGTTGCATATTCCAGCATATAAATTAGCAGTTAATAGTCCTAACCAATCGATTAAACAATTAAATGAAGACTTTATTACTTCTGATTTACCTTATTACTTCAAGCCGATTGCAAGTAATTTGGAAATGACAATGCTGACTGATCGGCAACGTCATAACTGCCACATCGAATTTGATACTCGCAAGGAAACAGGGATGTCAATGGACGATGTGCAAAAAGGAGTTACAAATAACGTCATTACTCCTAATGAAGGACGAGTTCGGATGGGGTTAGTTAAATCTGACAATCCAGACTTAGATCGCTTCCAATCAACCTTGAATACTGTCTTCCTTGATAAAAAAGAAGAGTATCAGAAACAATCAACAGCGAAGGGAGGTGGAATCGATGACAAGCGACTTGGAAACTCGACAGTTAATGATGCCAATTCAGATGAGAACGGCAACTGATGAAGATGATGAACCAGTAATTGAAGGTTATGCAGCCAAATACAATAAGCCATCCGAAGTTTTGGGTGGCTTTACTCGCTTTATTGAGCAAATTGCTCCAGGAGCGTTCGATGATGCTGATATGTCAAATGTAGTAGCAACGATCAATCACGATCCTAACCAGGTACTGGGACGATCAGGGGTGAACATGACTTTATCTTCTGATGCAATTGGCTTGAAATTCACTGTTAAGCCAACTGATACATCATTTGCGCGTGATTTGATCGCCAATATCAAGGCAGGCGTTATTAATCAATGTAGCTTTGCCTTTACGGTGGCCAACACAGATGAGGCCCAAGACTGGGAAGAATCTGACCAGGATGGCGTTGATTATGAACGAACCATTCGACAAATTGAGCGTTTGTTCGATGTATCAGTAGTTACAACACCTGCTTATCCTGATACAGAAGTTCAAGTTGGTCAGCGTTCAATCAATATGGTTAAGCAGATGCAAAGCAAAGAAAATAGAGATGCTACTGACCAGAAACGTAAAAAGATGTTACGTGAATTAGAACGACAAGAATTATTGAAGACACTCGAAGGAGGAAATTAAATGTTTCGCGAAAAAATTAAAGAATTGCTTGCTCAAAAAGAAGGTAAGCGATCATTAATTAACGAAAAAACTAATGAAATGCGCCAACTACTCTCAAACGAAGACGCAACTGATGAAGACTTAACACGAGCTAAGTCATTACGTTCTGAAATTGAAGCTGCTGAAAAGGAAGTTCGGAGTATTGAAGATGACCTTAAGCTTTACCGTAAAGCAGCTAAGGGTAATCCAGCTCCAGATCCTCATAAGCGTTCCCAAAATAACGAGGACGAAAATGAAGAAAAACGTAATTTCAACGCATATCTTCACCAAGAACATCGTGATGGTACTACTGGAATTACTTCTTCAGACGCAAGCGTTACTATTCCTGAATCAATCATTTACAATCCTGAAAATGAAATTAAAACAGTAACTGATCTTAGCCAATTTGTTCAAGTATTTAACGCCACAACTGCTTCTGGTAGTTATCCAATTCTTAAAAAGGCAACTGCTCAAATGCATACTGTTGAAGAACTTGCAAAGAATCCTGATCTTCAAAAACCTGAATTTCTTAAGGTAGCATGGCAAATTGAGACCTATCGTGGAGCAATTCCTATTTCACAAGAATCGATTGATGATTCAGCAATTGATTTAACTGGATTAGTTGCTCGAAACGCAAAAGAACAATCCTTAAATACAAAGAATGCGGCTATTGCTACAATTTTTAAGGGATTTTCAGCTAAGACCGTTGATGGCTCTAATGCAATCGATGACCTAAAGAAAATTTGGAATGTCGATTTAGATGTGGCTTACAATAAGATGATTATTGCCAGCCAAAGCTTCTACAACTGGCTTGATACATTGAAAGATAAGAATGGACGTTACTTACTTCAAGATAGTATTTCTAGTCCGTCTGGTAAAGCGGTCTCTGGAATCAACGTTGCTGTAATTGAAGATGACTTATTTGGAGCAAAGGGCGAAGCTCATGCCTTTGTTGGTGATCCATACCGTGCAATTATTTTAGCAAATCGAAAAGATCTCCAGGTACGGTGGGTTGATAATGACATTTATGGTCAATATCTCCAAGCGGTTCTTCGTTTAGATGTGAAGAAGGCCGATGAAAACGCTGGTTACTTTGTTACTGGTCCATCAGCAGCGTCAAAATAACGCCGTCCGACAACGGGGCGGACGTTAAACCGACTAGTGCTGATACGGTAGACACAATCAAGAAATATATGGACGCTCATGGGATCGCCTATACTTCAACCGATACTAAGGATCAGCTGTTAGCAAAGCTAGGTGAGTAGGATGGAGACAGACCACACTTTCTCGAGTGATAAACAATTCTTTGCTAATCTCAAAAACTACTGCAAAATTGACCAGGACTTTGATGATGAAATTCTTAAGATAATTGTTGATGCTGCCGCATTGATGATCGCAAGGGCAATTAAATGGGAGAGTAAGCCTGCTGACTACTCTGACGAACCGCGATTCAAAATTGCCCTTATGAAGCAGGTGAAAGAAGACTTCTATGAGCGAGGAATTACTGCAGATAGTTACCGACCAGTTCTTTCATCAGGAATTGACGGCCTTATTAATCAAATAAGTAGTGAGGTGAATACCGATGAAACTACGGAACATGACGGAACGGATAACATTTTACTCAGTCCAAATGGGGATCAATCCGGAAACTCATCGACCGATCAAGGATCAGAAAGTTAAGGAATTTACCGTGTGGGCAGAAGTTCCTAAGCTGTCAGTCCGTGAATTTGTCCAAAACAGTTCAAACGTGGGGTTCAGAAAAGAATCACCCACGTTTTTAATTGCTTTCAAAACTCGTAAGGAAATTCAATCGAATTGGTTAATTAACTGGCGAGGAAAATGGTATGAAATCACGGGAATGGATCCTGATTATGCAAGGCGAGATCTAACAAAAATTACCGCCCAGGAGGTTGTCCAAAATGGCAGTGACCGGTGAAGCAGAGCTGATTGCTAACTTAACTAAACTTGAAAAGACGGAAGAAAATAAGGCACGAAAAGCAACCCGTGATGGTGCTAAAGTCTTTCAAGAGAAATTAAAAGAAGTTACTCCAGTTGCAAAGAGTGGTGATCACTCTAATATGACTCCCTTAGCCGAACATACCAAACACGGTAACTTGAAGACAAATGATGGTGATTATTCAATGGATGTTGGTTATGACAAAGAAAAAGGTTGGATTGCTCACTTTCCCAATGCAGGAACTTCTAAACAACATCCACAGCACTTTATTGAAAAAGCACGGGCACAATCTAAAAAAGAGATACTTGCTAAATATATTGAGGACTTGAAAGTATGAAAACTCCAGAGATGCAAGTAGCCGATTATCTGACGAATGATGAGCGCTTAGTCACAATGATGGATGAGTTGCGACAAGATAAATTATCATATGTTCCAATTTTTACTAGTACGCCTGATGATCCATTTATTAAAGCGAGTTCAGCACCGTGGATTCGGATCACCCCCATACCTGGGGATGATGCAATTTACAGTGACAATGCTCGCTTTTTTGAATACCCACGTGTACAAGTTGATTTTTGGATTCGTGAAGAGAATGATGACCGGCTAATGGATGTTCAAGAACGAATATATGAAACCCTCCACAGTCATGGCTTTGAACGTTACTACAAGAATTCTTATCCGGATCCGGACTTGGATAATTGCATAATGGTCACAGCTAACTTTGAAGGGTTTGAAGAAAGGAATGATATTTAATGGGAACACCAAATGCAAAAGTTGCTAAGTTTGGGGCCTCTAATTTTGAATATGGGGTACTAGACGAGAACGAAAAGATTAAAGATACCCGAAAGATGAGCGGGTTAAGTGAAGTTAAGTTGGAGCTGACTAACGAATTAAAGACGTTAGCAGCCGATGACGGTCCTTACTTGGTTCTTTCTGGTGGAATTACCGAAGCTAAGGAAACCATCAACCTTTATGATATTGATTCCATCATGAAGAAAGACTTGTATGGAATTGATATTCAAAACGGTACAGAAGTTTATACTAAGAATCTTGTACCAAATTATGTTGCTACTATGTTCCGGACAAAGCTTTCAAACGGGAAGCATTGTTGGGTTGGTTTAACCAAGGGGATGTTCTCCTTACCAGGTATTTCAATCAAGACTCAGGACGGTGCTCCAGATCCAGAAGCAGATGAAATCGAAGGTAATTTTGTTCCGCGTGGGGATGCAGATACTGGAACCATCCTTTTAATCGGTCGGGAAGATAATGAAGGATTTGATTTTGCTAAGTTCCATGCAATGGTTTTTGGTGAAGAAGCTCCAGTAGTTCCTCCAACTGATTCAGCTGGTACTAAGCCAGGAACTGTTGTTGATCACGGATAAATAATTAATTAGACAGAGACGAGTTAAGTGAGACGATAAGGAGGAGATAGGAATGCCATTAAAATTAAAAGTTCAACTAGAAGGTAAGGATTCCGACTATGAACGGAAACGTCCGCCAATGTTGGAGAATTTGCTAGACGCATTAAAAATTCAACGACTTGAAACTGAAATGTTTGGTGGAGATAAAGGCCCAACGGATGAGCAAAATGCTAAACGAATGGACCTCTATGCTGAATTTGCTTCACGTTTCTGGGGACAAGGTTTAACCAAAGATGACATCTTGAAAGGTGTTAGTGCTGTTGATGGTTTTAATCAAATAGTTACAGCGGTTAATTTAACACTTGGCTACAATGCGGAAGAAGATAATAAAAACAAAAAGTCAGCAAAAAAATAACCGTTGAGATGATTGATGATTCAATCAAGAGTCTCAGCGATTTTATTAAGAATCAAATCAGTCAAGGTTATACGTGGAATGAAATTAGTAAGCTCACACTTGCTGATTTGAAGTTAATGGATTATGTCTTTGAAGAAAAACAGACAACTATTGATAAAGCATTCCCATTCTTATTCTAGGAAAGGAGGTTGAACAATGGCCCAATCATTAGGACATTTGGCAGCGACTGTTAGTTTGGATATTAATCCATTTAAAGCGGCTAATGGTGTTTTAAAAGCGCAAATTAAATCAACAGCCAATGCTTTGCGTGCGCAAGAAGCAGCACTGAAAGCATCCGGTGGAAGTATTAATAATATGCGTGCTGCTTATGCGACTATGAGTCAACAAATGCGCAATTATAATGCGCAACTCCAGAATGCTAAGAAAGCAATGGATGATACTACCAGGAGCGAGCAGTCACGAGCTAAGGCAGCAACCCAATATAATAAAACGTCTGCACAAATCGAACAATTACGTGGGCGAATGCAAGCTCTTAATCGTGATATTGAATTGCAATCGAATAAGTGGACACAACTTGCTAATCGAACCCAACATTTTGGAAACGTAGCCACCAGTGTTGGTTCTAAAGTATCAGGACTTGGCCGAGGAATGTCAGAATATCTAACATTACCTATTGCGGCAGGACTAACATATTCAGCTAAGAAACTAGTTGATTTCCAAGATCAGATGCTTAAGACTAAAAATGTTATCCGGACCTCTGGAGAATCTGCCGCTGAAACTAACTATGCCTACAAGAAGATGACCGCGGATGCACGGAAGTATTCTGACGAGTATGGTGTTAGTCAGCAAAAGATTGCTGCCGGGTATCAAGATCTAGTAAAGCGTGGTTACACATCTAAAGCAGCAATCGGAGTAATGCGGAACGAACTTAAAGCATCTGTGGCCACCGGGGATGATTTCAATGATGTAATCAATGTTGCCTCTCAAACGATGGAATCATTCGGCTTGGCAACCGACAAGGCCGGCCGACCAATTAAAAATGCTGCAGTCATGCAACGGCGATCTACTAAGACGTTAAATGAATTAGCCTATGCTGCCGATGCAACTTCAACTGACTTCCAGTCACTAGGTGTGGGGATGTCATATGTTGGATCAACTGCTCATCAAGCAGGTTTTAGTCTCTCGGAAACTGCTAGTGCGATGGGTATTCTTTCTAATAATGGTCTGGAAGCGGACAAAGCTGGTACTGGATTACGGAAAGTAATTAATTCTTTAGTTACTCCTACCGCAAATGGTCAAAAGGCATTAGCAAGTATCAATTTAAGTACTAAGGACTTCTTAGATAAAAATGGTAAATTGAAGTCAATGTCATCCATCTTCAAGACATTAGGCGATCACATGAAGGGAATGACCGGTAAGCAAAAAAATGACATCTTCCATGCGTTATTCGGGACTACCGGTCAACAAGCTGGTGCTATTTTAACTGAAAACGCCAACCGTTTGCGGGAATTAAACAAAGAAGTTCAAAATTCTGCTAAGCGTGATTATATTGGTGATCTTGCACAAAAGAACCTTAAGTCTCCTAAAGTACAGCTAGCAATTTTCAAGGAATCACTAACGAATGCTGGAATGGATATGGCTAAGTATGTTCTGCCAGCAGTGATTCCGTTAGTACAAAATATTTCCAAGCTTGCTCATGGCTTCGGAGATTTATCGCCAGCTGTTCAGAAGGCAATTGTAGCAACTACCTTATTCACTGCGGGAGCTGGCCCATTGTTCTTAATTCTCGGTAAGTTGACGAGCGGTGCTGGTAAAACTGTCCTTGCTTTTGGTAAGCTTGCTGCTGGTTTAGGTCGGGCACAGACTGCGATGAAGTTAGGCGCTAGTGGCTTAGATGTTATTGGTTCAGCCTTTTCAAAATCAACGTTTCAAGCTGCAAAGTTTGGAACAACCATGACTGGTGCAGGTGGTCGAGCGGTTCAAGCTGCTAATGGTGTTGGTGCTGCGACTGTCGCTTTACAAGGTACCGGTGTGGCTGCAGGTGAAGCCGGTGCCGCTACTGCCGCGGCTGGAGTATCTTTAGGAACAATTGCAGCCGTTGCTGGAGTTGCTACTTTGGCCATTGCCGGTGGAATTACTGTTTGGGAGCTTTGGGGTAAGAAAGCTGTTGAATCGTCACAACGAACAGATCGTTGGGGATCTGACGTTGGTGCAGCTGCTGATAAAGCTCTTGGGAAATTTAAGAATACTTCAACTGGTATTCAAGCGGCTTTAACCGATATGGATACTGCAACAAAAACTTCTACTAAAAGTATGGCGGATTCATTTGATCGTGAATTTAGTCAAATGGAATCAGATGCCCGGAAACATTTAGAAGGTGTTAAAAAGGCTGAGAAAGATATGTCTCCGGAAGTTGCTGCAGCAGTTGATCGGGAAGCACAGCATGAAAAAGATACGATGAATAAGATCCTTAGTAATGCTGATCAAGCCAGGACAAGAGCAAATACAATCCTACAGACTTCTAATAAGAATATTGCTAGTTTGAGCGATACCCAACGAGTAATGTTGCAAAATAATCAGCAACAGATTGTTGATGATGAACTCAAAATGTGGAGCTTAACTGGTAATCAGCGTAAAAAAGCAATGGCGGCATTAAATAACGATGTTGCTAATATGTCTCATCGCCAACGTAATACAGCATTGGCCGATTTGCGTACTCAATCTGATAATATGCGTAATGAATATGCAAAACAGGAAAATAGTCTTAAGCGTCAATTAAAAGCTGGAACTATTAATCAAAATGAGTATGCTGCTGGTATGCGAGCTAATAAGAAAACTCTTCAAGACTATGTTGATAAGGCTTCTGCTGAATACATTCGGTTAGCACGTGCCAACGGGCAATCTACAAGTCGCATTAAAGAAGATATGCAAGCAGAAGGATTAAGTTATTCGGCCGGAATGAAACAACTGGATAAGCTGGCCAAAAATGCTGAAAAGAATTCTAAGAGTATTGCTGTTTCTCTTGATGGTCTCAAAGGCAAAACTAAGGATGCCGCTAAAATGTGGAATGACTTAGTTTTCGATCCCAAAACTGGTAAGGTTCGGACTAATGCCCAGGAGGAAGTTAACAAGGCTGTTAATTCCAAAGATCAATGGAACCAAATTAAACTTCTGAAAAAGGAAGGTAAGTTGAGTACCAATGCTCAACAAATGGTGGCAGCTGCATTAATCGAAAATGGTAAATGGGATAGCATGAGTTGGAAAGAGCAGAAAGCCTGGTTGAAAGACGGCTTCAGTGAAACGATTGTCCAAGCTTTAGAGAAGTCAGGTGAATGGAATAATCTTGACCTTAAGACCAAAGAGGCAATTGTTAAAGCTAAAGGCAAGCAAGAAATGGCCGATATTCTGCTTGAATCCGGTGCGTGGAATTCCTTGTCGTTGAAACAGCAGGAAGCAGTAATTACTAATAAGGCAACTAAGCCGATTTATGAAGCTTTGCAAAGTTCCGGACAGTGGAATAATTTAACCTTAAAACAACAGGAAGCGATTATTGACGCTAAAGGAACTTCACAATTAGTTGATGCGTTAGTGCAGGCTAATCAATGGAATAATCTTACATTTAAGCAACAGCAAGCATTAGTAACAACTAAAGGAACTGCTGATGTAATGGATGCGTTGAATAAAATTGGGCGATGGAATCAATTGTCGCCTAAACAACAAGAAGCCATTGTTAATGCCAAAGGTTCCGGCCAATTAGGGGAATTAATTTCAAAGTACAATCTTTGGAAAGGGATGCCGGCAAGTACAGTTAAGCAAATTGTTGCAGAAGATAGAGCCAGTGGAAACTTAAAGGCTGCTAATGATGCAATTCTTGCTTGGCAACGTGCAAATCCCGGTGCGCCTAAAAATGCTTTAGCTGTTGATAATGCTAGTGGCCCATTCCGAAATGCTGCTGGAAGTGTATTTAACTGGAACGGAACTGGTGCAAACTCAAAGTCAGCCAACGGATTTGATAATGCTTCTGGTCCGTTTGGTTCTGCTACCGGTTCAGTCGGAAATTGGAATGGGACTGGCGCAAGCACTAAAACAGCTAAGGCTAATGACCAAGCTAGTAGTGTTATTAAAGGAGCCATTGACTGGATTAACAAATGGAATAGTACAAGCCCGATTGTTCAGACTATAAAGACTGTTCATGAGTTTGTTACTAAGCATCACGCTAAAGGTACCAACTATCACCCAGGTGGGCCAATGGTTGTTAATGATCAACCAGGACCAGTCTTTCGGGAAGCTGTTCAATTCCCAGGGGCAGAACCATTTATTCCGTTTGGTAGAAATGTTCTTTTAGATGCACCTCGTGGAACAAAAGTTGTTAAAGCTAGCGATACTGCTAAGATGTTTAAGCACTTACCACAATATGCTAATGGTACTGATGATGCCGTTTCTGTATTAACTAACTTTAAGCCTAATATGCAAAGCACCCAAGTTGTAAATAATTATAATAACGGTGGCCAAAGTAATAATGGAATACAAAAAGAGATGTTAGATCGGATGGACCAGATGCTTAATCGCTTTGGGACAATGCTGGGCTTAAATGTAGCTCAACTTTCTGCAATTAAAGCCGGCGCCTTTGACAAGAACCAGTTTTATGGGATTGAAGGAACTGATCAAGCATTATTTGATAATCAACATCTTTAGGAGGTGGTCGTAATCGCTGTAAACATTCTTTACATTAAAATTGATGATCAAAAAGAAGTGGCCAGCACAGATATTACTGACCACTTAACTTTTCTTGGCTTAACTGAATCGCCTAGTGTTATTAATAATTATCGTGATGATTCCCAACAAGATGGCCAAATTTGGAGTTATTCCCGTTATGGCCAAACGACGATCACCGCTAAGTTCTTATTGCAGTTCTTTGATCGAAAAGACTTTAAGATGGCAAAGCATGAGATTTATCGCGTTTTTGCACAAAAAGGAATCTTTAGGTTAAGAACAGGAGTCGAGCCGGATATTGTCCGTTACTGTCGAGCTAGTTCCTTTGAGATCAAAAGCGAACCAGAAGAAGTTAACTATTGTACGTTTGAAGTACCTTTTGAAAATCCGAGCGGAATGCGATTTAGTAAATTGCATACGGATGAGATGAAAGATGAGGATTTCTTAGATTTGAATATGAACATGGGCGAGGAAACTCCTTCATATCATTTCAAAAGTCAGAATAAGTTTTCCGTCATTAATGATAGTGATATTACAATCGACCCGGTTGAACAGCACCATGATCTAAAAATTACTATTAAGCATAATGGTGGGAAATTCACAGTAAAGAATATAACCACTAATACTTCTTGGACGTACAATCAAAGCCTATCAGGAAACGATACCCTTTTGCTAAAGGGACGTCGAACATTTAAGAATAATAACCCAGACAGTGCCAATACTGATTATGGGTATATCACTTTAGCATCCGGAAAGAATGACTTTGAAGTGACAGGTGCAGATGATTTGGAAATTACATTTAGTTTCCCATTTATGTATCTTGGTTAGGAGGTGAGGACAATTAGTTTAGTATTGATGACACCCCATAAAGAGACAACTAAGGAGCCAATTGGAGACATTATTCTCTGGCCAACAATGCAAAGCGAATGGTCTAAGAATTCGACCTTTCAATTGACCTTTTCAGTATTTGATTACGACTCAGCATTGTATGATCCATTAGATGTTGAAAGTTCGATTGTACTTGAGGGACAGGAATATATTGTAAAAAATTGTGTTGAAAATTTTGATACTAATACGAAAAATATCACTGCCTGGCATATCTACAATGAGATTAGTCGAATCTATAAACGAAGTGACCTTACCTTAAATAACAATCAGGATAGTAATACTAGTAAGGATCAGTCTTATGGAGTTGAGGACTTACTAAAAGCATGGATTGATGGCAATAAGCTAGGCTTTAGCTATGAAGTTCATGGTAATTTTGATAAACAATCAACTTCTAAGTTCGATAGCGGCAGTGGTAAAGAGATGCTTAGTAAGATTACTGAGTTATGGCCAAGTGCGGTTATATATCCAGACAACAAGAAAATACGGGTTTATTCAGAAGATGAGTTTTATAAGGATAATGGTCGAGTGATTGATTTCCCTAGGGACGCAAAGTCAGTTAAAACTACTCGGGATAGTCAATCAATTATTAATATGATTCGTTGTGTTGGTGGTAAACATGAAGTTCAGCACACTGTTTATACTGGGACAGGTGGAACTAATGCTAACGGACCAACCGAGCCAGTCAATAGTGATTGGACACCAGTTATTCAGTATGCTGCTAGCTTTTATGGAATAAAGCCAAATGATCAGCAGCTTAATGTTTTACGGGCACAAATTCGTTTGGAATCGGGCGGTCGGGAAGATGCTCAACAACCTGGAGCTGATCCAGATGGTGATGGCTCTGGTCCGGCGCTTGGATTGCTTCAATTTAAACAACGAACTTTTAATTATTATTGTCGAGAACCATACACTAATGTTAAACATGGTTTTGATGCATTAATTGCGTTCTTCAATATTCCTAATGCGTTAGGACAAATTAATGGTGTTACTGGTTGGAGTCCACATGGTGCCCCAATCACGAAAGATAAATTGATCATTTCACCACCTAATCCGTGGGGATGGCCTTTTCCAGATGTTGGAGAAGGTCATTTTTCATTGGGGCAAACTTTTGGAACGCACCCTCAAGATGGAGTAGGGCGAACTAATGGTTTTCATGATGGTCTTGATTTTGGTTCTGTCGATCATCCTGGACGCGATGTTCATGCGATTCATGGAGGAAAAGTCCAGGATATTGGATATATTGCCGGATTGGAAAACTATATAACTATTGTGTCGAATGATTATTTAATTTGCTACCAGGAAGCATTTTTGAATCAAGGAGATATTACTGTTCAAGTTGGGCAAGAAGTTAAGACGGGGGATATTATTGGTCACCGGGATACTAGCCATCTTCATATTGGAATTACTAAGGAAAAAAATTTAATGACTGCGTTGAAAAGTGCCTGGTCAGATAATGGAACTTGGCTTGATCCATTACAGGTTATTCGTGATGGTATCGGTGGTAAGGAAACTAATGATACAGTTGGGAATGATACAACTACAGAATCACAAGAAGAGTATTACTTCCAACCATTTATGGTAGTTGATCAAAAGTCAATTGACGAATGGGGCGAACATCCAGGGCCTGATCTTGTTGATGAAAGATTTCAAGATGCAGATGCAATGCGTAAATATGCCTTAACTACTCTTAAACCTGATCCAGATTTAAATATTGAAGTCACGCTTCAAGGAAATTCATTTGTACCTGTTGCCGGTGAAATTCTAAGGGTGCTTGCGCGTGATAAATATTCGGGTAGTTATAAGACCGTTGGCTATACGATTTATCCGGAAGCTAAGGGACAAGATAATCAGATTACGTTGAATAATTCAAAAACGACTATTTTAGATTATCAAAACCAGAAAGCTAAACGTCTGCAGGAAGCTCTTGAAGAACAACGGCTTCGGGTTAATGGATTAGCGAATAGCATGGATCAGCAATCTAAGTCATTAACGCAAGTCGTGAATGATAAGAAAGAGACGGATAAAAATATGGAAGCAGTGGACCAGAATATTTACTGGATGCAAAATGGTCAGCATAATTTAATAACTACGATGACCGGCGGAACTGTTTCCAATGAAAAATACAATGGCAGTCCAGCAATTGAGATTGAGCAGGGCACTCTCAGAAGTAATGAATTTGACCTTAACAGTGTCTCCTTCATCTCAAGCCATCTCATGGCGAAGTTAAATGCGACTGATAATTCAATTTCCGCTACTACTTATGTCGAGTTCTTAAAGAGCGATGGTAGTTCTGCCGGTGAGTCGAAGGTTGTCTACATCGTCAATAACGGCGTTTGGCAATCCGCTGGCACAGTCAACATTAAGGTTCCAACCAGCACTACTAAAGGAAGATTAGTTTTTAATGTTTCCGGATCTGGTAAAGCATACGTATCACGGGCCCAGGTAAATATAGGTTATAAAGTGACGGATTGGAGTAGTTTGAAGTAAAGGATAATTCTTATTGAAAGGCGATGATTAATTTGAAAGAGTTACATACAGATGACCTTTCAATGAATAGTGGCAAATTATTTAGGGAACAGATGATTGAAAATTTCAAGGCAATTGAGCGAGAATTGGCAAATTTAAGTGGAACTAATGAGAAATTGAAAAAGCTCCAAAATGCATTAGGACTTTCTGATGATGATTTAAATAATTTGTAGGAGGTGATTTTTTTGGAAACTTTACCAAAGTTAAAGCAGTATATTCCGGTTGACTTATTACGGAGTCAAGATGAAACGATTGATATTGCGGATAGCTTTAAGGGCCGTGTAGGCGATGTTAATAGCTATCTTAAACTATGGGTTTACTCTAACGGCTTAGCCCAAGACATTCGTAATTGGCGAGTGTTATTCTTTGGTACCGATCAAGAACATAATGATTTTCGAGTTTATCTAACGATGGCTGATGACCAGAAGTTGGACCAACAGCGTATTGGGCGGGTAACGCTATACTTTCCAGACAATGTTTTTCAAATTGGTGGTAAATGGGAAGAAGCTTATCTTAGTTTTATCGATCCTAACGGCAATATTGTTTCGACGGTTAACTTTGAGCTAAACGTGTTAGGATCTAATTTCTATGCACGCATGGGTCAACATTCAAAATCAGTTATTGCTGAGTTCCAAGAATTAGTTGATAAGCTGTCAGCGTTGGTTGATAAAGATTCCCAAGAAGTGAATGCTAAGGTTGCACAGCTAAAAGCTGATTTAGATAAACTAGGCAATGCGACTAAGAAGGACTTTACAGACTGGCTAGCAAAGTTTAAGCAAGCTTTGAATGACGCCATGGCTGAGATTAACGACCCCAAAACTGGATTGTATGTTCGTTATAATCAACTGTTGGATATGACTAAACAGATCCAAGAGACGTTAAAACAGGCCCAATTTCATGATCGGCCATTTCAGCTTAAAACAGTCGCAGCCATGAAAGCTTACGCTCCACTGATTGCTGGTGATATTGTGATCACACAAGGCTGGGACAACTACGATGATGGTCATGGTGCTTATTGGAATATTCGAGTAAAGCACAAGGATGAAGTTCCCGACGAAAATAACGTCATTAGCCTAGACAACGGCATGGTGGCAGAACGTAATTCCAGTTTGGTCAGTGCGGATAGCCTAGAGGATTTTCTCTATGGCTACACGATTGAGATTAAGCATAATCAAGGCGAATATCCAATCCCACGTGTTTTCTACTGTGAAGACGCTATTGGTACTGAAATTAACGGCTTAGGAAGTGCCGGACATGGATTAGGACCGATTAATGTGAAATATATTTCAGCACGGGCTGAATATAAAGACGCAAACACAATCTTAGTTAAAATTCCACGGAATTTTTACTTCAATGCTGCACCTAAATATCAATTAGGAAATTGGTATTTAGGCGATGAAAACCGCACGATTAAGATTGATTTGGGTTTTGTTGACGACGGCAAAGCCAAAGCAGGCGATGGGCAGGGAAGCAGTTACTTATCGGCTGGTTCAGGTTATTTCTCAAAGCCAACTAGTCCTACGGATTTACGGGCAGTTTATATTGATGAACATACTCAACGGCTATTATGGAGAGGCGTGTAAAAGTTAGATGAAATATTATATCTATCGAGGTGTTGGAGCTGATGGTGAGTTAGTAAAAATTGCCGAAGTTACGGATAAAAAAGAATATACAGCAACAGGGCTAACAGCCAATTCGACCTATCGCTTTGCAGTTAGTGCTTATAATGGCTTACGAGAAAGCGCCAAATCAAATGTAATTACAGTTAAAACTATTCAGGATTATAGTTCAATTGACATGCTATACACTGATAAGGCCATTTATAAACCAGGTGAGCAGTTAGAACTAACCTTTAATGCTGACTCCCCCGCAACCGTAACTATTCAGATTTACAATTTTGGTGAATTAATAGTTGATAAAAAAACGATATGTCAGAGTGGCACCAATCACTGGACATGGACAATCCCAAATGAAGATTACGAGGGATACATTATCAAAGCTTCTGCGGGTGCTAATGCTCAATACATTGGTGTCAATGTTAATGGCAATGTTGCTAATGTACCGATTGAAGGTTTCCTTGGTGACTTTGGCCCAAATCTTAGTGAAAGCAACATGCAAAAGGTCGTTAAACAGATGAACCGTATGCATGTTAACTATGTACAGTTCTATGATTGGTATGATCGTGACGATATGCCTTTACGGATCGTTAATGGTCAGCCAGAACAGAATTGGCTGGACTTTATGAAGCGGCCAATCAGCTTTAACACGGTTAAGTCATATATTGATGCTGTTCACCAGTACGGTATGCAAGCTATGCTTTATAACTTAATTTATGGTTCACAGTTAGGTATACCGACTAGTGATGACAGCAACCTTAATTGGGTTAACCCTAACTTGACTAAGGAGATGTTCTTGTATAAGGACACTAAGGCTATACAGACTGCCGGTGAGAACGATCAAAGCTTTGGCGGAAAGCTCAACATTACTTATATGAATGTACTGAATGGAGCTTGGAAGAATTATCTGTGTGGTCAAATTAATAATGTTTACAAATACCTGCCTTTTGATGGCTGGCATGTTGACCAGCTTGGTTCGTTACCTGATGATACCTACTCATTTGATGGCTACCATTTGAAATGGTGGGATTACGGTGATGGCTATGGCGGCATGCTTAAGACTGCTAAGCAGGTAAGCCCCAATAAGCGGTTAACTATTAATGCAACTGATGGGCTAGGTATTGAGAAAATAATGGCATCTAATACGGTTGATTTCGTTTATGTCGAGCCTTGGACCAGCATTGGATATAGCTTTGAACAACTAGCAAACTTTATTCGCAAAACTAATCAGCAATATAAAAAGCCGGTAGTTCTCGCTTCTTACGTTAACAAGGAGAAAGCAGATGGCAAAAATAATAACGATGGCATGGTTAACGATGCTGCCGCTTTACTTTGTGACGCAATGGAGATGGCTAATGGTGCCAGTCATCTGGAATTCGGTGAACACTATCTAGCTAATGAATACTTTCCAAATCACACATTAAAATTAAGCGATGAAACGCAACGAAAGTTAATGAGCTACATGGATAATTTTGTTGCTTATTTGATGATTCTTAATGGGAAATGGGTTGATGATGAAATCACATCGTCGACCCATTCTCTGTCTACTACTTTTGAAAAAGATAAGATCACAACGGTATATAAGCGTTCTTCACGGGGGGCAATTGTATCGCTGATTAATATGACTGGTGTTGCTCATGATAACTGGCAAGACCCACGTGGGACACAGGTTATGCCGACTAAGCAGAACAATATCAAGCTCCATATTCCAGTTACTGGTCAGGTGAAATCGGTGAGTCTAATTAAGGCCGACGAATCGGCTGAAATTCACCCGATTAGTTTTACTCAGTCTAATAATTTTATTGACTTGACTATTGATGAATTGACGGTTTGGGACCTGGTGTTAATTAAAGGTGGTGATGTAGTTTGATCAAAATGGTTGCATTAGGTGATTCAATCTCTGCCGGTTGGGACGGTCAGAAACAAATCGAAGATTATCGTCGAATTCCGGAAGTAATCGCTAAGCTTAATGGTTGGTATGTTAATAACCAAGCGATTGGTGGGACTGGCTATGGCAATGGAATTAATGACTTTTCGGCTATCACAAAACGGTTAAACTTTGCTGGCTATTCTTTGGCTTTAGTTGAATATGGCGTTAACAACTGGAGGTATGGAAGTACAGCAGGTGAGGTTCAACAGGGATTAACCCTAGGCATTAATAACATTCGCAAGTCTAATCCACATATAAAAATCTTCGTGATGTGTCCGACCCTTGACATGAGAAGGGGAACAGCTACAGATATGAACACACCTAACGAGAGAGGATTAACGCAAAATCAGTTAAATGACGTCATTGTCCAAACTTGCCAAGCATTAGACGTTGAATATTATGACTGGCGTAAGCAACCGATCATTACCAAAGATAACGCTTTTTGGACACTTGGCGATGGAGCGAGTGGGGTACACCCCACAGCAAAAACATCTCTAGAAATCGGCAAACGGTTAGCATATATATTGAATGGAGGAAGAAGATAGATGGCAGCATTAATTACATTACCAGATCACGATATGGACGGAATCGCGCATCTTAATAATAATTTTGAGTACCTTGACGGACTTGCTAAGCAAGCAATGAATCAGGCAAATAACAATGGTCAATTTAATGATTGGTCAAAAGACGGAATTGTAACTCATAACGGCTTTAGTTTAGAAAACGACAGTGGTTACCGTTATTGGCAATTGCCAAACGGCTGGAAACTGGTAGAAATTATTATCGATTCCAAATTAACCGCTGGAGATTTTCACGGTGGGCAATGGTTTACTTTGCCGGATACAATCGGGGCTGACGGATATCAGATTCGCGAACCGTTGATCGGAGGCTACTATGTCAATCAAACATCACCAACTGCATTTAATGTAAATCCAACTACCAGCAGCGCACTACAAACCGGCGGTTGGCTTTATTCATTACACACAATGTACTTCAGTAAGTAATTCGGAGGTGAGCTTAAATGGCAACAATTTATTACGCAGATGAAACAACTAATTTCTTCAAAGGAACAAATATTGTTGATGGAGAATATCAACTTAAAGGCAATGAAACATTTGAAAATCCAACTGGGAAACTAGAACCTGCTAAACTAGTTAATGGATCGTGGATTGACGCAACGTTAGAAGAACATGAAGCTTATCTAAAAGCTCAACAAGCAGAGGCAACAAAGTTCTTACCAGTCAATAATATTTCTGCTGGAGATAAAGCGGTGAATGTATTAGGAGTACAAGTTGCAAAATTAACTAAAGATAATCTAGCTCTAACTCAGTTAGTTAACACTTTGGGTCAACAGGTAGCAAGTATGCAGAAGAACAATAAAGAAAACGGAGGTAATTAGTTATGGATTGGATTAGTTTTATTACAACAATGTTTAGTTTGGGTTGCGACGTAAGTGGATACGTTGGATTGGTAATTACGGCGGAACAATACAAGCAGATTACTGGTAAAGACTACGTAGCAGGTAGTCAAACGGCATAATCGACAACATAGTCGCCTAAGAAATACACAATACATAAATAAGCCTCACTCAAATGAGCGGGGCTTTTATTATGGGCGGCTTATAGGGAGGTACCACATGAATGATAAATAATATCCGTCACAATTACCTGTGGCTAATATCAGCCTTAGAAACGTATGGACTAGCAGCGTATTTTATCGCAACACATAGTACGGGCAACTTTACACCGCCACCTAATAGCGTTTTGAATATGCTAGACGATCCGCCTTTCATTTTCTTGCTGGGTGTGGTTGGCACGATCACGCTTGTCTATGCGTTGTGGAACGTGCAACATTTTCACTACAAAACAATCATGACAGCCTCACTTACATTTGTATGGCTGTTATTTTTATGTGGATTTGTTATCCACGATCAACTACGAGGGAACTTAATTAGTATCCCCAGTATGTACTCATTTTTCGTATTAATTCGTATTGTCCTAACTGTGCTAATAAAGGGGTGAGGCGAGGTGAGCGATCAAGTACTAGCAACCTTAATCACGACTATTGGCTCGATTATCGTTGCTTGGATCACTGCTCACCAGCGAAGTCAACCAACGGAAGCCGACAGGTTAAGGGAGCAGAACAAGAAACTAAAAGAAGAAATAAAGGAGAGAAAACGAAATGAAAACACTAAATGACATCATTAATTGGATTATTAATTCGGGCTTTCTAGCATTGCTAATCTACGTCGTCGTTGCATTCGGTAAACCATTTGTCGACAGTAAGATTAAGCACGCTAAAACAGTTCAGCAAAAGGAATTATGGACGTTGCTTCAACGAGTATCCGTGACAGTGGTTGATTCACTTGTCGGCAAGGATATGACCGGTCAAGCTAAGTTCGTTGAAGCTGTTACCCAAGTACAAGCCTATCTTGCTAACAAGGGTCTCAATGTGGATATGAAGCAAGTTCAAGCAGCAGTTCAAGCGGCTTACGAACTATCAATGTTAACGCCAACAGTTGACCCAAATGAAAAAGAACAAGTTGAGGACGGTACAGCAAAGGCAATTGACCCTAAGGAGGTTGCATAATATGGCACTACGTAATTCGTTTATTGATGTTTCAAGTTATAATCCCGATACAAAAGAATTCTTTCAAGCTGCTAAAAATCAAGGTGCATTAGGGGCTGTTGTTAAGTTAACGGAAGGATCCGAAGATGGTTCAGCTTACGTTAATCCACGTGCAGCCGCCCAAATTCGCAATGCTTTAGCGGTCGGCTTGAAAGTATCTTGTTATCATTTCGCTCGGTATACTTCAATTGCTGATGCACAAAATGAAGCCCGATTCTTCGTTAAGATTGCTAAACAGTTCGGTATGTATGACGACACTTTGATGATTGATGATGCAGAAGTTCATTCTGTCACAGATTATCAATCAACTTCATTAGCATTCCTCCAAGAAGTAGAAGCTCTCGGTTACAAGAACACTGGAATTTATTCCATGAAGTCTTTCTTCACTGGCGGTATTCTTAATTCTCACGGATTTGGTTCACGTGAGATTTGGGTTGCTGGTTATGGTGTAACCTCATTAGGTATTGATAATGCGACTGCTTGGCAAACAACCGATCACGGTATTATGGGTATTGATACTAGCCTTGACTTCGATGGTGCCTTTACCACTGGTGCAACTGCTGGTACTGTTCCTCAAATTAACGTTCCAGCGCCACAGCCGGTTCAACATGTTGGCCACCCAGCTACTGGAACCTACATTGTTCAGCCAGGTGATACATTGAGTGGAATTGCTGAAAAGTACGGGACCACTTACCAGAATTTAGCAGCAATTAATAGCATTGGTGATCCTAACCACATTAACGTTGGTCAAGTGCTTAAAGTTACTGGTCAACCAACAAGCGAAAATACTTACTTCGTCCAAGCAGGTGACACACTAAGCGGGATTGCCATTAAATTTGGCACAACCGTATCTGACCTCGTAAGCCGTAACCACATTACTAACCCTAACGTAATCTATGTTGGCCAAAAACTTTACCTAGCTGGTAGAGGGCAATCTAATGCTTACACAGTGAAGAGTGGCGATACGCTTTCTAATATTGCAAACATCTTCCATACTACCTGGCAAGCATTAGCTCAGAAGAATGGCATCGCAAATCCTAACGTAATTTATGTTGGTCAAACAATTCAGATTTAA